CATGGTTCGCCCGGCACGAGGTGGACAAGCAGGGCCAGGGCTTCAGTCCTGATGAGGACGGCTATCCGTCGCCAGGTCGCGTGGCCTGGGCCGCCTGGGGCGGTGATGCAGGAAAAAGGTGGAGTGATGCGAAGGCCGATAGCATCAAGGCAGCACAAGAACGCTCTATGGAACTTCGCGCCGCTCCCGACGAACTGAAAGAGGGAGATTTTGTCAGTTGGAACTCGAGCGGCGGTCGTGCTCGTGGGCGGATCGAGCACATCATGCGCGAAGGCACTTTGGGTGTGCCTGACAGCGAATTCAGCATCGAGGCGACCGAAGAGGACCCGGCTGCGCTGATTCGGATCTACCGGGATAGCGAGCCCACTGAGGTGATGGTGGGGCACCGGTTCAGCACCTTGACCAAGATCCAGCCGATTGATGGCGAGGAAGGACGGCCTTACCCGAATGAGCACGCGGCTCGATTGCTCGACCCGGGCATGTTCGAGCGCTTCCGCCGGGTGAATGACGACCTTGGCGCAGGCGTTGATGCGATTTATGGCATCAATGAAGACGAGCCGGTGCGACTGCAAGCAATTCGATTCGACGCCTCTCGCTTTAGCGTGTCCGAGGCAAGGGAGTGGTTGGATGACAATGACTACCAGCCGATCGAATTCGAGGAGGCCACCGGGGAGCGTGTCATGAAACTTGACCTGAAGCGGATCAACAAGGAGGGCCTGAAGCGCGAGGTCGCCCAGGGTATGCGCGTCGAGGAGAAGGCTGGCGATCGGCTGACCTTCTCGTTCAGCTCTGAGGCTCCGGTGGAGCGCTGGTGGGGGCGTGAGGTGCTGGTGCACGACGCTGAGTCGATGGACCTGAGCCGCATGAACGACGGCGGCGCGTGGCTGTGGAACCACAACCGCGACGTGGTGCTGGGCGTGGCCGAGAAGGCCTGGCTGGGCGACGATCGCCGGCTTTACGCGACCGTGATGTGGAGCCCGAACACGATGGAGAAAGGCACCGAGGAGTACAAGCGCCGCCGCGACATCGAAGCAGGAATCGTTCGCAATGTGTCTTTTGCGTACGAAATTGCAGATGTGCGTGAATCGTCAAACGGCGACTTCCTCGTTACAAAATGGAATGTACTTGAAGTATCATCTGTGAGCGTTCCGGCTGATCAATCGGTTGGCCTCGGACGTGCCCTTGATGTTGTAGAAGCTGCTGACGTTATGCTTGACCACGAGCAGTCCGCCGAGCGCGGTACTGAAAAACAACCTGTGCCCTCAACAATGGAACAATCCATCGACATCAAAGAGGTGCAATCCGCCGCTCGGGCTGCTGAGCGTGATCGGGTCGCCACCATTCGCGCTATGTGCGAGCAGCATCAGGTCGGCGCTGAGCTGGCTGACAAGCTGATCAACGACGACGCTTCTGTCGATCAGGCTCGCGAGGCCGTCCTGACCCAACTCGGCCGCAGCCGCAAGGAGTTCCAGGGCCGCATTCACGACGACGGCGCTGCTGCCATCGGCCTGACCCAGCAAGAGGTCAAGCGTTACAGCCTGATGAACGTGATCCGTCACCTGGCTGATCCCACCGACCGCTCCGCTCGTGAAGCTGCTGCTTTCGAGATCGAGTGCTCCAAGGCCGCCGAAGGCAAGCTCGGCCGCGCTGCCAAGGGCGTTGTGATGCCCTGGGATGTGCTGTCGGCTCCTGCTATTCGCTCCCAGAACGTCGGCACCGCTACCGCCGGTGGCTACCTGGTCGACACGCAACTGCTGACCGGTTCGTTCATCGACCTGGTTCGTAACCGCTCCGCTCTGCTGGGCCTGAATGTCACCACGCTGACCGGCCTGGTCGGCAACGTGGACATCCCCAAGAAGACTGGCGCCACCACTGCCTACTGGGTGGGTGAGGACGTCGCTGTCACCGAGAGCGCAATGACCCTGGGTCAGATCTCGATGACCCCCAAGTCGCTGGGCGGTTTCGTTGACATCACACGTCGCCTGATGCAGCAGGCTTCGATGGATGTTGAGGCCATGGTTCGCGCTGACCTGGCTGAGTCCATCGCCCTGGCGATCGACGCTTCCGGCATCTACGGACTGGGTGGCTCTTCTGCTCTGCTGGGCATCAAGAACATCACCGGTGTTGGCTCGGAGACCCTGGCCAGCAACGCTGACACCAACAAGGCCATCGACGGCACCACCTACTACTTCGGCACCTTCGCCGACTACGTCAACATGGAGACCACCGTCTCGGTGGCCAACCTGGACGTGGATTCGATGTTCTATGTGGGCAACGCTCACGTTCGCGGTGCTCTGAAGCAGACGCTGCGCAACACCAACAGCGAGCGCTTCATCTGGGAGAACAACGAGGTCAACGGTTACGGCGCTCGCGTGTCGAACCAGCTGATCGGCTCGAACGTGATCTTCGGCGACTTCAGCCAGGCCATCTTCGGCTTCTGGTCCGGCGTCGACATCACCGTCGATCCCTACAGCAACAGCACCAAGGGCACCACTCGCATCGTGGCTTTCCAGGATGTGGACTTCGGTGTTCGCAACCCCGGTGCTTTCGTGTTCGGCTCCGGCAACGCCTGATGAGCTGGTTCAAGCTGACCACTGACGTGATGGTTCGCGGCACCTCCCGGGCAACCGGTGAGGTGCTCGACCTCTCCGAGAGTGAAGGCCAGCTCTTGGTTGGCCTCAGTCGAGCTGTGCGCTGCGAGGCACCTGCGCCTCCAGAGCCTGTTTGCCCCATGCCCGCACCAGAGGTGAAAAAGCCTGCTGTGCGTCGCACCATCAAACCACTTTCCCAGGAGGACTGATCCATGGCCCTGAGCCAACGCAATTTTGAAGCGCTGCAGCACTTCAGCGCTTATGCCCCCGCAACCGTGACGGCCACCGGCGCCGGCAGTGGTGTGGATCTGATGGGCTATGACGGCGACGTCGTGTTCGTGATGCAGGCAACGGCCGCTGGCGCTTCTGCTGGCTTCTCGGTGCGCCTGGAGCACAGCGACGCGAGCGGCAGTGGCTACGAAGCCATTACCGGCGGTGCTTTTACCGACATTGCCAACGCGGCATATCTCGGCTCCGTGACCATCTCGAAAGACGATGTCAAGCGTTATGTGCGCGTGAACATCCACACCGAGACTGGCACCGCTAGCTCGATCATTTCGGTTACCGGTTTCGGCGCCAAGAAGTATCAGTGATCGTAGACGATCCTGCTATTTATATGGCAGACTTTGGCGTCACTGTTGTCAGTGGCGCCATTTCTGGCCTCGGCATTTTCGATATGCCGAGCGAAATGATCATTGATAATCAGATTATTACGACAGACTATACGCTGACTTGTGCGGCATCAGAATTTGGCCATTTGCTTTATGGGTCACAGGTAAGCGTTAACGGCGTTCCGTATACGGTTCGAGCAACGCAGCTAGTGCATGACGGCGTGTTCGTGCAAATAAGCCTTCAGCGCGATGTTGATATACCTACTTCGGTGGTGACTACGCCGATTGATGCAAACAGCGCTGAAGTGATAATCGATGATTTAGGCATCGAGCAGCTTGATCCAGAGGTAGATGGTGGATCCGCTGCCACCGATTACATTGATGGCAACGTTCTTGATGGCGGTGGAGCATGAGTAGCGTTGCCCGGGTTCGATTGCGGCGTGATACGGCCGCCAACTGGACAGCCGTAAACCCGACGCTGTTGTTCGGGGAGATGGGGATTGAGACCGATACCCGACGCTTCAAGATTGGCAATGGCAGCAGCGCCTGGTCCGCCTTGCCCTATTACATCGAGGGCACGCCGGTTCGCGGTCAGGCAAGCAAGATTACCGATGGAACAATCAGCGGGCTAACCCAGGGCGTATATAAGGTCACGGGATTGACTGCAACATTCGATAGCGCAACTGCCTCGGGGATGATTCTTGGGACAACTGATTTGTTTGGACTTAAAAATACAAGTGGCGCTACGCAGCTAATGCGCTTCTACGGAAGCATTGATGCTACCGCTAGCAACAATCAAACACTCGGGATTAAGCTAGCGAAAAACGGAACAGCAATTGATGAAACGGAGTGCAGAGCAAATACTGGTTCAAGTAGTAACGAGGCCAAGCTCGTCACAAGCTGGATGATCAGCATGGCCGCTAATGATGAGATTTCGCTGATGATTGCCAATCACAGCGGAACGCAGAACATCACTCTCAAGCGCGGTCGAATCGTTGCTTCTGAGGTGCATTGATGGCTACCAAGCGCGAGCAGATCCTTGAGGCCATCAAGACTGCGTTAACCGGCTCGGCGACGCTGGGCGCCACCGTGTATCGCAGCAGGGTCACGCCGCTGGCCAGGGGCGAGTCTCCGGCCGTCATCGTGGAGCCAGTGCGGAATGACGTAGAGCAGAACACATGCCTACCGACACTCGATCATTCGATGCAGGTAAGGGTTGCTGTAATCGTTCGCGGAGAGATCCCAGATCAACTTGCGGATCCAGTTATCGCTGCAGCGCATTCCGCAATCATGGCTGATCTGACTCTTGGTGGAATAGCAATTGACGTTCAGCCTGGAGAAACAGAATTCACAATGCAAGATGCCGACCAACCGGTTGGTGTTATCTTTTCTATTTACATTGTTCGTTACCGCACTTCAGTGGGCGATCTTTCAACCTGAGGCGACTACCATGATTGATGAGTTCCATGGG